GTTTGGTTCCGATGCTCTACCATATAGACAAAGCCCCGGTGGACTTCGCTCTGTAGGAGATTCATGGAGATCTGCTTCACAACAAGCTATGGTTGTTAAGCCAGAAAACTTTAGTCAACTAGTAACCGGAACTTATTTCACTAAGGCTCAGGCAAATGCTCTTGATGAAATAATCTTAAAGGCACAACAAGAACATCCAGATTTATTTCCTTCTGCATATACCCTACAGGAAATGGCATATGACGATTATCAGGTAATGCAAAATGCTATAACTAGACAGTTACAAAATCAAGCAAAAGAACTTGCGGCTGCTGGCTCTAAAAAAGAAGCTGATATGATAACATATAATCTTATTCCTTGGTTTGCTGAAAGAGGAAAGTTTGCATCTTCTTCTGCAACATATGTTCAAGATCTTCTGATTGCTGGTATTGAAGATAATGTTACAGCTATTTCTTCAACTACAGGAAAGGGAAGAAACTATCTCAAGATACTGGCTGATGATAAAAATAGAGGATTGCTTGGTGAAGCAAATCGTATTGGTGGTGGAACTGCTGAAGAGAAGTTCTTCCGTCAGCAGTTAGCTCAGGCACTTGATAATGCAGGAGTTGATCCAGCTTCAGTATATAAACAAAACTATGGCACCAATGCTAGAGCAGATGCAACTGCACTATTCTATCAGACAGCTCTAACAGACATTAAGAATAACTTAAAGAACCCACTTGCTGGTTCACTACAAGGTGCTGCTGAAAAAGCTGCAACCATTCCTCTTCTAACTAAAACAGCGGCTGGTATTAAACGTCCAATCACAAATGCTGTCAATCTAAAATCTATTACAGAAACAATGGAATCTATTTCTTTGGCAACAACCGGGAATAAGTTAGACCAAGTTGTAGCAAAGAACGGAGTTAAGGTAGCAGATGATATTGCAGAGTTGGAAAAAGTTATAAATAAAACTCTTGATGCAGAAATCTCAGCCGAAGAAAAAGCATTGGCAAAAGTAAAAGAGGAGACGATTGCGGGTAAACCTCTTCGTATTGGTGATGATGTTGCTGGTGCCTCAGATTACTATCGCAAGTTAGTGCTTGAAAATATGCAATCAGGATTAGAAGGTATTGTTCCTACTGTAAATGGTATTGCAAAGAATGGTATGCTTGGTGGCAACGGACTTCCAAACCTTGTATATCTAATGAACAACATGCTTACTGGTCCATCCATTGTAACTTCGCAGGTTGGCCTTGGCAAAGGATTAAAGTCAACTTATGCTATGGCAGATCCAGATGTTATTTCTGCAATGAAAACTGTTTATGCTCCAGCATACGCAAAAACAGATAAGATATTATTTACTGCTCCTGATGGTCAAATCTATACTGCATCATCTATTGGAGATATTATTAAGCGTGGTGGTATTGGTCGTTCACAAGCATCAGCAGAACTTACTAATCAACTTATTAACTCTGCTATTGATTGGGCTGGTAATACCAAACTATATGGTGACAAGGTTGATGCACTTGGAATAAGAAAGGCTATTCAAAGAAACTTCGTTAATACAAATGATATGAATGTTTGGTCAACATTAGCAAACGCAGTTGACCAACAGTACAGAACATCTGTTCTTATCAATGCGCTTAAAGAAGGAGAACAACTTCCTCAAGCTATGAAGCTTGCAAGAGAATCACTATTTGATTATGGTAATCTTTCTAAACTTGAGAAAGATGCTGTATCAAAAGTATTCTGGTTCTGGACATTCCGTAGAAACAACTGGCGTTCAGTATTAGTTTCTCTTGTTCAAGATCCAAGAAGATTAAAGGTAGCCTTCTCACAAAGACAAGGCTGGTCCCATGTTTACGATGTAGGTAAGCAAATCTTTGGCTCTGAAAAAGAAGATATGGATTACCGTTATCCAATGAAAGAATATTCTGATTCAAGAATGTTTATAGCTCTATCTGAAGATCCAGAAAATAAAAAGAGATACGCAACATTCGGTCCACCCATTCCACAGGTTCAAGCTGTCGGAGATCTAATAGACTATCTTTCTATTCCTCTTGGATATGTTGCTGGTTCAGCTGGACTAAATGTATCTGGAGAACAAACATCTGCATTTAAATCTGCAGCAGAAGTTGCTGATCTAATAGCTCAACAATCAAACCCTTGGATTCAAGGTATAGTGGCAGCATCCATTGGAATGGATTTAAGGACAGGCAGATCACTTGGAGATTATCTTGACCCTAAGCTTGTCTGGTACATTAGACAAAACCCAGAGATGGAGAAGATCTTTAATACTTATGTAGAAACTGAAGCTGTTCCAGAAGATGAAGAAACTTCTGGAAGAGGATACTTCAACGGAAGACAATGGAGAATAAAGAAGGGTGATAAGCAATCACAAAAGAACTGGGCTATCTTTAAATCTCTAATGGTTACTGCTGGTGTATCTAGAACTGCTCAGGACTATGCTCCACTCGCACAGGCTATTTTCCCACAAGCAGGATATGTACCAGAAGCACAGATGGTTACAGATGCATGGAGAGCGTTAGGTGTTACTTCTGTACAGGATGCACCAACTATAGAAGAAACACAAAGAATGAATAGAATGAGAGCTGCTGGTGAGATCAAAGATATAACTGCATTGGATGCTCCAGTAGACGTTAGGTTCCCACCAAAATAAACAATAGACAGATTCAATACTAATAGGAGAAAAAGATTATGCCGCTGAAAAAAGGATCATCTAAAAAAACAATATCTAAAAATATTGGAACACTTGTTAAAGAAGGGCGACCAACTAAGCAGGCCGTGGCAATCGCCTATTCAGTTGCAGGCAAATCTAAAATATCTAAGAAAACACCAATGAAAAAAGGAAAGAAATAATGGGAAAAGCATATATCATCAAGCAGGCAGATACCGGAACAATAACACAGGCTTTGACTACAAGTTTTCATGCGCCTGTAGCTATTGATCTGGCACCAGAAATAAGTCCAGATGGTAAGCCACTTACTGTCACTGCTTATCCATTCCATATATCAGCAGTATACATTCACGTTCATACTATCGCTGCTGGCTGTACTAAACTAACACTTCGTATTTCTCCCGATGCAACTGGCGATGAAATGCTTGTACCAGATACACAAGCAACTATTGCTACTGGTTATACTAATGCAGCAAGAGGTGGTGTGGTTTATAAGGTTGACGTTGATAGTTTCCTAGATACTGATACACTTTATTGGACTGTTAAAACTGACGCTGGAACTGCTACTGTTAAAGATTTAAAGATTACTTTTTCAAGACCAGAGTAAGGAGAAAGAATGTCTATAGCTCCAGTATTTCCAGATGGTACAGGTGGTGGCACAACTGTCACTATCTCTGATGGCAAGAAAAAACTTGTAGCATCAATAGACTTTTCCGCACAGCAACAGGGACAGACATTCTCTACTGATGGAGATTATACTTTTATAACAACTGCTGGCTCATCAGTTCCAACTGTAACAGGTAAGTGGAAGAACCTCGCTAATAATACAGGTGGTTCAATACAGATTACTGGCGGAAGAATGGTAGCAAACTGTCCAGTTGTTACTTCACAGTTTGGTAAATGGTATTGGTCAACACTTCATGCTCCAACTTTAGGATTTGATGTCAGAACAATATCAGCCGAACTTCTTGCAGATACTACATTTGAAAAGTGGCAGGTAGTTGTTGAAGCAGAATATGATCCAATGTTTACTCGCGTTGGAAATACCTACACATCTACTGTAGGAACTTATTGCTGGGCAAATGCTGGTGTTCTTCAAGGAGGAACTGCTTACTTTAATAACTCTGCAACTTATCCTACTCGTTTTCAATCAGCAGCAGTTAGAGCAGAAGCTGTTACTGGTAATGCATTAAACTATCCTTATAACATTTTTAATATGTTAGGCACATCTCCAAATGCAGCTCAAACAGGAAGCGTCATAGCACAGTTCTCACTAAACCCTGCTCCTTGGAATAGTTTTGCATTAGATGGTCCAATAAAATGGGGATGTTCTTATTCTGCTAGGGCTACTAGAAACTTCTTTGCTACAAGCACAGCAAGATTTACTTATTATAATGGAGCCATAGATGCGTTTACTGGTGGTTCTGATTTTTGGCAGAACTGGAATCCAACTACCAATACTAACGTAGGTAGCTATGTTGCTACGGCTACAAACGATGTATGGGCATACCTTCAGTTCTCTCGCTCAACTGGTTCTGGAGCTACTTCTGTAAAGGTAAAGGCACTTAACATTTATATTCAGGAGATAAGCTGATGTTACAGATCATACAGACAGAACCATGTGTAATAGGAAATGTTTGGTATGAAGATAGCTGGGCATTAACAGCGGATGCAATCTATAATACTTGGCCTCAAGATGGTGTTGGATTTATAGATTGCTATGGCAGAATGTATACCATCAATACACTTTTAGATCTTGATGCAGCTTGTGAAATCATAGCAAGCTCTTCTGATTTTAATATAAGAGGTTTCTAATGGCAGGTATAACAACTGGCGTAAATGTTTTTCCAGAAGCTTCCACAGGTGGCTCAATATCTTCAACAATATTTTCGGGAATATTTGGAGATGGATCTGACGGTGATGCCGTTATTGTAGCTGGTGCACCTGTCACTATTTCTCGTGATACAATGTACAATAACTTGACTGTTCCTAATGGTGCAACACTTACTCCAAGAGGATTTCGTATCTTCGTAAAGGGTGTTCTCACCATTGAGGCTGGTGGAAATATAAATGACAACGGTAAGGATGCAGTAGGTGTAACTGCTGGTGCTGCATTGAACATAGTTTCAACTGGATTTGGTGCTGCATCTGGTGCTGGTGCGGCTGGCCGAACAACAACTGGTGCTGGTGCTAGTTCAACAACTTCTTCTAACTGTTCAATCAATGATCTAAACCAAGCTCCTCAGGGTGGTGTTGGTGGATCTGCTGGTGGTGCAAATACAGGTGGTACTGCTGGTGCTGCTCCCCCTCCAACTATTCTTCAGAAGTGGTCATCACTCTCTTCACTATTAACTGCCAGATGCTATAATGCTAGTTCGACTTTCAACGGTGGAAGTGGTGGCGGTGCAGGTGGATGTAATGCTACGGCAGGGTTGGCTACATCAGGTGGAGGTGGTGGCGGTGCTGGCATTGTATGGATATCCGCAAAGACTATTATAAATAATGGCAGCATAACTTGCAACGGTGGTGCTGGTGCTGATGGTGTTTCTGCATTGGGTGTAGCTGGTGGTGGTGCTGGTGGAGCAGGCGGTATGATTGGGATTATAACGACCTCTACTAGTATCGGAATCGTTACCGCAAATGGTGGAACAGCAGGGGCTTCAGTTGGAGCTGGTTCTACTGCACCAACTGCTGCAAAGATCGGAAATGTAGGATTGATAGTGCTATCATGAGAACTCAAACTTATATTGTATTTGAAGAAGGTACACCACAAGAGGTTATCGACCAATGGGTTGCCGAACATAAAGCCAATGCTTATTGGACTTCCGTGCCAGCATACGTTAGGGTTATTGCGGAAGAAGAGAACTGGACATTTCCTCACGTTGTTGAAGAGGAGTTCCCCGAATGATAGAGTCCCTTTTAGTAGGGGCTACTGGCCCTATGGGAGCAGTCTGTGTACTGCTCCTTATCCTGATAGGTATCTATAGGCTAACGTCTACACATGCCGTTCCTATGGCTATGAAATACATAGACAATCAGCAATCCAATATGAAGGAAATCTTGAATGAGCATCGTGAGGACCGTAAGGTATTTTCATCATCTATCCAGATACTTGCAAAGCGTCAGGATAAAATAGAAAATACAGTAGAAGAAATCCAAACAGATGTGAAAAAGATAATGGAGAAAATATAGTGGGACATAATGGTAGATATGTTCATAAACTTGTAGACTCTCCTGCGGAAGTAGCACTTACCAATGCTTATACAGTAACTGGTAGGAAGGATCTTATTGTTCCAACTACACAAAGTATGGATGGTATAACAGGAAGGATTTCCTGCATTCGTTTATATGGTAAAGCTCATACTGGTGCCGCAAAAGATATGACTATAATCGTAACATATGATCAAGCAGGAACAAAAGTATGGCTTGATGAAGTAACAGCACCAGTTACACATGGGCCATTTGTTGGAGGACAATGGTCAGTAACATTGCCAATAGAACATTTGGGTAGAGTTGTTGCATCTGATTGTCCAGAAGGAACTATATCAGTATTTGCTCATGTTGATGCAGGCACTGCAACTTGGAATGACGTACACTTTTTATGGGAGGAATAACATGACAATAAAATCAAATAAAATATCCGCAGAGACTGTATTAAATACTGCTGAGAAGGTAGCTCCGTTAGTTGCGGAGTTAGCCGTAGATATAGCACCAAAAAAGGCAAAGCGGGACGTGCGTTCGATAGCCGCAATAATCTTATCCGTCCTAGCAATCGCTGGTCAGATCTTCCAAGCTGTTCACCAATGAAACAATCTAAAATAAATGCCATCGTGATTCATCATAGCGCAAGCAAGCCATCTACTACAATAGAAGAGATTACTACTTGGCATAAAGCTCGCGGCTTCAATACAGTCGGGTATCACAAAGTGATCTATGATGATGGAAGTATTGTGAATGGCAGACCTGAGAATACAGTTCCTGCATCAGTAAAAGATCATAATAAATATTCATTGGCAGTATGTTTGTGTGGGAACTTTGAGATCGATCAGCCTACACAATGGCAGCTGATCTCTCTTGAACTTCTCATAAGAGAATGGAAAACAAAGTGGCCCGATGCATTAGTAGTAACTCATCGAGATCTTGCGCCAACATTATGTCCGGGTAAAAACCTTTATAGCTGGGTTAAATCTAAGTATCCATAGATCTGAACAGCCGCGTACCATAAGGCCGGAGGTTTAAATGTTTAAGTTCCCGCCACAGTTTGGTGATATAGTATATTATATCACTGGAAATATTTCTGGAATGGATGAAGAATATATCCACGATGGAAAGAGATATACAAAATATCATATTGAATATCCTACACATGAGTTCGTTCCGCTTCTTGTATTTTCTCCTGCTGGAGATAATGTTCTAACAAAAGAAGGGCTGACAGAAATGTGGGATGGACAGATATGTTTATCTATGCGATGGGATAATGATTTGTATTGCCACGTTAGAGTTGTAGATAAGTTTTATATAGAAGATTGGAATAACTATTTTCATAATATAAATGTTGGCGAGGGTGATGAAAGTCAACCTGATTGGATAGCTTAAATATATTTCTATGACTATATATTATTATAGTGGAGTATGCGATGACAAAAGATGAATACGAAGAGTTGGATGAAGAGGGAAAAGCAGCAGAGAAAATGTATGAAGAATATCTAATAAAAGATGGCTGGAGTTGTAGGAAAACAAAACCTAAAGATCCAGATGAACCATATGACTATCAGATTACAGATGGTTGTTGGGGTGATAAGAAAAACATAGAGATTAAAAGCTATGGCAGCCCAGAACTTGGAACTATCTTTGCTGAGACAGTTCAGATATCAGATAAGTACAAAATAAAATCTACACCAGAATATCTTTCCCATCCAGATAAGATTGACGAGATGATATATGTAGACCAGCAAGGTAAGAGAGCCTTGATTTATGATATGAAAAAGTTTGCTGCTTTTGTTGAAAGTATTAAATACCTAGAGAGATATAACACTACAGAGACAGCAAAGGGTGTTGTTATATCAGAGAAGAGCAGTATGATTGGTTATATTAAAACAATATATTTATAGGAGATTCACATGGCCCGTTTTAAAGATTTAGCTAAGATTCATGGTTCCGTTACTGATGGATATACATTAGAACATTCAGTAAAAGGTTCCCTCACACCAGTAGGGGCAGAACCAGCAGCATTGGAGAATACATATGCAAAAGCTATTGAAGAAGTTCAATGGCAACTGCAAGATATTAAGAAGGATATCAAGAAGTTAAAAGAAATAGTAGAGGCTATGGACAAGAATGGCCTAAAAATGAAGCCTAACTGGTAGATATAATAGGCAGGGGTAGCAAAGCCGGAATAAAATCTTGCCCGCTTCCTCTTGCCTACGTCCAGCCCACGACTAAACATCGTGGGTTTTTTTATGCCCGCTGTAATCTATTCCGGCTTTCGGCATCCTCGTAACCCCTGCGCTTACATACGCAAAAAGTATTCCACGCCCCACTCTAATAAAAAACCCTCTCAACTTTTACATTGAGAGGGTTAGTGCGAGGATGGAGATATCGGACAAACACCACAGATTGCTTAGTAAAGGTGAAAAGTCTTTACTAGAAGGGCTGAAGCAACATGCCTCACCCTACATTTATATTATACCAAAAGCCATTCCATTACTAAGGCATAATGTGGAGTATCGCTTTCTCTTTTAGATATGCAGCACGAGCCTCTTCTTCTGTATTGTAGTGTCCAAGGTTTTTATTCTTTCTATTTGCACAGATACTTGCTTGCCACTTACCAACTCTCTTGTCCCATGTATAACCTTTGGCACCAGTTCTATTCCATTGGTTTTGCTGAATAGTAACTACACGTAGATTAGATAGTGCATTGTTCTTTCTATTCCCATCTATATGGTCTATCTGTTTATCAGGTGGACAGTTTAAGAAGTAGATACCAAGTAGTCTATGGATCTTTAATGTATTCTGCTTGCCCTCTTTACATAGAGCTACTCGCATGTATCCATCACCATCAGGTGCAGCTCTTAGTATGCGACCTGTTTTATTATTTCTAACTTCTCCGATCTCGTTGATGGAATAGTTATAGTTGTTGATGGGTTTCCAAATCATTCTGCACCTACCATACACTCACCATGTATTCTGCTGAATAGATCCAATGACTTCAGAGGCTCAGCAACTATAGCTTCTCTAAACTTGCCCTTTAACTTATCCCATCTGTTGTATAGAGTTCTCTCTGAACAATCTAATCCAGACATAGCATCCTTATCATCTATCAAATCCATCTTCCATAACATAATGATGTTCTCTTCCTTGTCGATAGGGATACTGGATAAAACATCTTTGAATGATCTCCGCGTAAGTTTGTCCCACTCAATACTTTGGTGATATCTTTTCTTCATGTCGATTGACTCCTTCTTAAGTTTAGTTTTAAGTTTCTTATACATTCTATGTACCCAGTATTCTACACATACTGATGCACGCTTCCTAATCACTCTTCCTACTTCCCACTCAGTTACAGATCTACCATCGTACTGACTCATACACTCAATGCATTCTTTATAGTCACTACCTGTAACGTCCATCCATATATCATTAACCATATCATCTTTACGCATATGTTCTAGTAGAGCATTCATCCTACCAGTGTGCATCTTATAAACTTTCTTCTGAATGTGGGTATATAGGGTTTCCTTATTTGCAATCCAAGTTTCCATATCCGATCCTCCATACCCTATATAGATTATAGTACCAGATTTCACCCTATTGCACAATACTTTATGTAAAATATTTTAAACTATTTTCAAAGGTGGTTGCAACAATCGCTAGGAAAACGGCTTTATACACTTGTGGGGTTGAGAGCTGGAAGCTCAAAGATAAACTAACAGGTAAGGGTTCCAACAAGCTGAACAAATACTCTTACTTATAGAGGTGCTAAATGAAACTTCATCCCGCCTTTGATAAGAGATCGTCAGATGATTATGATATAGATGATGCCACAAGATATTTCTCTGTAGGAAATATGACAGAAGTTATTCTACAGAAAGAGTCAAGCGTCATACAATCTAGGATTAAAGAAATCAAATCTGGTAATAATAAAATATCTATTAGAGAGATGAATAAACTGAACAAAGAACTATATACTATAAATAAGAATATAGAAGATATTCAGATAAGGCTCCAAGCTTTTGAAGTTGTCTTTAATAATATAGACATAGGTTCAACTCACTAATGGGAAATAAAATGAAAGACAAATGGCGCTACCAATACCTACCTGATTACTTGATGGATACATTAGTACAATCATCACCAGAAGATGATATCATCAGAAGGTTAGATGGTGAGGAAGAAGAAGCAGAACAACCCTTCTCAGCATATGAGATACTGAAAGTTCTGCCACGCAAGGAAGCTCAGATAGTAGAGAAGATATTATATGATGGGGCTACCTTTGAAGCAACAGGTAAAGTTATGGGATTAAGTAAGCAAAGAGTTCACCAGATATACAAGGGTGCCCTGCTTAAACTAAAAGGAGAGATACAATGGCCCGTCCAAACAAAGTCATAGAAGCACTAAAGAATAGGGATTATAAATCTACCATCTGGGAGATGCTACTGTGGGAATACCGCATGGCAAAACTAGGTAATACTGAGAACCGTTTAGGAGCTAATGCTCTTACATCATTAGTTGGTGCACTCAAAGAGTTACAAGCATCGGAAGTTGAAGGTAGAAAGAGTGACTCTCCTAATCTTATTGAACTTGATGAATGGGTAAACAAAGAAAAGAAGAGTAGCTAATGGCTCACTCTGCTCATGATGTTCTCTCCATATTAAATAATCCCCATAAGTTTATCCCTCGTCTAAAGATAAAGGATAAGACAGGAAAGATTATTTATCTTCATCCCAATGATGAACAGACCCAGACTATATCTTCACTTGAACTGGGTAAAGATCTTATCATAGCTAAGCCTAGACAGATAGGATCAACAACTATTGTAGCAGCTTATCTATTCTGGAAAGCTTATACAAGTAATGAACCAATCACTGTTGCACTACTATCCCACAAGATAGATTCCGTTCGACACATACTTAGGATATTTAAAACCTTCTATGATAACCTTCCTAACTTCCTACGCAAACCTCTTAAAGAAGATAGTGCATCAAAGATTGTCTTTCATAATGGGGCTACTATTCTGTGTGCATCTGCTTCATCAAAGGGCGGGCTTCGTTCCTTCACTTGTTCTTATCTGCTTCTTTCTGAGTTTGCTTTTAGTGAGAACGCTGAAGAACTTAAAGCAACAGCAGTAGCAGCACTCAATGGTGGACAGATGATTATAGAATCCACAGCCAACTACTGGGGAGATCCTCTACACATTGAAATAGAAACTGCACAAAGAGGAGAGGCTAACTATAACTATATCTTCTTCCCTTGGTATGGACACTCAGAGTATGCTATACCAATCTCTGAAGATTTTATTCCTACAGAAGAAGAAAAGGAAATATTAGAAGAATATAATATATCTCTAGAGCAAATCCATTGGCGCAGGATAATGATCCAAAAGATTGGAGGAGATAAGTTTCGTAGGGAATATCCAGCTTGCTTAGAGGATGCCTATGCTCAAGCTGGTGATGCTTATCTTACAGAAGATGATCTCAAATATATCGAGGAGATTTCTGTAGATGGTGATAGATGGAATCCAATCCAACCTTATAATCATCACGATACATATGCCATCGGAGTAGATGTTGGTACGGGAACTGGCAGAGATTATTCTGTAGCAATCGTTGTAAGTAAAATGACCCATCAACCTGTTGGAATATTTAGATGCAATATGACTACACCTACAGAACTAGCAGAGGAGTTATTCTCTATATCTCAGGAGTATGGTAATGCTAAGATATTGGTGGAAGCAAATAACGTAGGCATTGTAGTTCTTCAACAGTTAGCTGGAGCAAATCTTTGGAAAACTAGTGATGATAAAAACTGGACCACTACTCAAAGTAACAAGAGAATAATGTTTGAAGAGTTGAGGGAAGGATTAAGAACTGGAACTATTAATACTCTGGATAGTATTACGGTGGCAGAGTTGCGTTCCATTAAGATAGATAATAAGTATAACATATCTCTAACAAGAGCCAATGGAGCACACGCAGATAGCGCAGTAGCATTAGCTCTTGCATATCAAGGATTGAAACAAGTAAGACTTCCTACTAAGCCTTTCCTTCCAGATTGGATAAAATCAAAGAAAGCTGAACGCATCATCAATGCCAATAACGGATCTGGATTACGGAGATATTAATGAACTGGTATGTAAAGAAAACTTGTGGGATATATTGTATCACCCACAAAGAAACTGGTAAGCAATATATCGGACAGAGTGTAGATTGTTTTGAAAGATTTAAACAGCACACTACAAGTAAGAAAGGATCTGGTGGTATCAAGGGGGCAATAATGCTTGAAGGTGTTTGCAACTTTACCTTTGAAATATTGGAAGAGTGTCCACTAGACAAACTAAATGAACGAGAGATCTTTTATATTGCAGAGAAAAGCACACTATCACCACTAGGATATAATCTAACTAGTGGTGGTGGAGTAGGTAATATCCCAAAGAAAAAGAAAAGAATGGACAAATCCCCTAGTATTGTAAAGGAACTATAAACATATGAGTCGCACAGAAAAAGAATCTTGTAATCTTGTCAGAACGATTTACCAGAATCATAAAAACTACTGGCGCGAGCAGACTACTCTTATGCGTAAACTTAAGAGAGCATATGAGACTAGAATGTTTGACGATATCACATTCGATCCAACACAGATCCGGGTAGAAATAGCCGATGCATACGCATTTACAGAGGGTTATATTGCATCCTTATTCTCACGTTCACCAGCAGTAGAAGTTGGTAATGATAGCGTTCGCAAAGGAAATGCAAAGGTAGTCAAGGCTCTAACTAATCGCAGGCTATTTGATCAAAGACAAGTGTTTGAGAATGGTTCCCGAATGGCAATCATCTATCCTAACTCTTTCTTTAAACTATCCTATAAAAAGTCCAATGTTATTTTTGATAAGA